GAGGTCAGTACTAACATGCCCATATAATTCAGTATTGTCAGTTGCAGATATTATGTGTTGAAACCAAAATACATAGTGATCATACTTACTTGCATCAAACTGTGTAAATGAAACATTAGCTGCACCAGATAAAGCACCAGAGGAAGCAAGATAAACCATACTCCCACCAGTAATCTTTGTACCTATATAAGTAGCCATAGTCTCAACACTAGTCATACGCATAGTGCCAGCATCGTTGATTAGAACACCATCACCATCAGCAATAGCTGTAGTGCCTCTGGCTGTACCACCGTCTATGTTATCTAGTTCAGCTTTTGTTACACCAGTGCTTGCTAATGCAGCTAGTTTTTCTTGCCTACTCATTAGCTGTCAATCTCCATATAGCTCATAATCACTGAGACTTTATCTGCTACACTACAGTCTACCTTAATGATATCACCTGCGTTAAGAACCACCTTACCATCTAGTACAGACAGTGATGATCCTACTGGTATAGCTGCATCTTTAACTAGGTGTGCTGTAGTGTTTTGTGTTTGACTTGTTTGTGTAGTAGTACTAACCAGAGTTACACTTGCTGTAACCTGAGAGGTGTGTACGTTAGCTAAAGTAAGTCCTAAGATGATAGCCCTAGTACTTGATTGGGTAGTGTATATTGTTTCAGGAGTACCTGCACTAGCTGGTGCAACGTCCCTTGTAAGTGTCTTGAATGTATTTGCCATTAATTTGTTTCCTTATCCAAGGGCGATTGCTAAAGCTGTTGCTTCATCTTGTGCTACTGTAGTTACTGATGCGGTAGTCGCAAGTGTACCAGCAGTACTAGGTAATGTCAAGGTAATATCTGCAGTAGATGCAGGACCAATAAGTGTTACTTTGTTTGTACCGTTATCACTATCCTCAAAGAACTCAAGGAACCCTGCAGAGGTAGCACCATTCTTTAGCTGAACCCCTGCGTTTACAATAGGTGTAGTAAGTGTTTTGTTTGTGAGTGTCTTAGAGGTAGCTGACAGGTATGTATCAAAGGTATCTACTGTAGTTTGGCGCATAGTGCCATTATCATTAGTAACAATACCGTCACCACCAGCTACAGCCGTAGTACCTGCAGAAGTCCCACCATCCATCAGATTAATTTCAGTAGTGGTAGCTGTAACACCATCAAGAATGTTAATCTCAGTAGCTGTTGAAGTTACTGCTACGTCTTCATTAATCTTAGGAGAGGTTAGTGTTTTGTTTGTAAGTGTGTCTGTAGATACAAGTGATACCAGAGTAGAGTTAGCACCTGCAGGTAACATAAGAGTATTAGTTACTCCTGCTGAGTGTGGTTGACCATATACTTTTTGACCATGACTGTTACTTTCACAGTTAAAGACAACAGCACCTGAGTTAGTGTTACCCCGTACAACAACAGTGCCTGTACCATTAGGTGCTAGGTCTAGTGTAGCATTAGAAGTAGTAACAATATCATTGCCATTAAGGTCTAGGTTCCCGCCTAACTGTGGGGTGCTATCTTCTGCTACATTAGAAATAGCACTAGAGGTAGCAAGGCCAGATACTACAGTACTTCTTGAAACTTTCTTTATACCACCACCAGAAGTATCCAACGCAAGGAATACATCATCATTAGCAATAGTACTAATCTCTGATAGACTACCTATTGTACTACCACTAGCATCAAGAATGTTTAACTCAGCAGCAGTTGCTGTTACACCATCCATAATGTTTAGTTCTGCAGTAGTAGCAGTAACACCGTCCATAAGGTTTAGCTCTGCTGTTGTAGCAGTTACACCATCCATGATATTAAGTTCAGCAGCAGTAGCTGAGATAGCTGTACCGTTGTAGTTAATAGCATCTACGTAAGCTGTACCATCAATGTACAAGTCACGCCATTCCTGACTAGACGAACCAAGATCGTATGCACTATCTGTATTAGGAATAATACTTGAGTTTACATCAGCACCAAACACAACATTATCTGCTGCTGCATCACCTAAAGTAATTGTACCACCATTGAAGGTAGTAGTACCTGTTACTGTAAGATTACCACCAATACCCAAGTTACCTGAAATATCAGCATTACCATTCATGTCAATAGTAGTAGCTGCAATCTGTATCTCTGTGTCAGCTACAAGGTCAAGCTGCCCGTCAGCACTAGAATTAATATAGATAGCACTATCACGAAACTGTAGCTTTTCCGCAGCCGCAATAAGTATATCATCAGAAAACTCAAAGTAATCCTCATCCTCCATCCACTTGAATACACCGTCATTACTCTCACCATCAAAGGTTACTGTAATGTCTGTACCTGCAGTACCGTCACCCATCGTAATAGATGTACCAAGCAGCTTAGTAATAGGACCACCTTCTGCAGTAGTCCCATCATGTGTGTGGCCTGTACTTGCGGCAAAGGCAGCTAATAGCTGATCAAACTCATTGTTAGTGTGAGCCGCCGTAATTGTATCGCCATCTGTATATGATGATTGTCTTGAATATGTAGCACCCATCTAACGTCTTGCTCCTAATTGATATTCTAGCTGAAACCCTTTAAGTGAGTACGGGGCAGTAGAGCCACCGTCTTCTACTTTTAATGCAACTGAAAAACCAGAACCTTCTACTGGCTGACGTACAAGGGGCTGGGTTGGCCCACCATAAACAAACTGTGTTGCACTGCCTTCTGTGCTGTACGTAGCAGAACCATACTGTGCAGCCACGTTAGCTGTGTCTAGTGGGTAGTTTGCAGGTCTAGCAGAATCTGTATCTTCATTGTCGTATCTAAGAATTAAGTCAGCATTAATGTCTGCTTCTGGTTTGTAGTTAATAATAACCCGTTGCATGTGCTTACGGATACCACTGTCTCCAAAACTCATGTCAGGACTTCTGTATCTACCTAAGATAGCTGTACCATCAAAGTCATTGCCTGATTCTTGTCTTTGAATAAAGCCTGTAGTGTCACCATGTAGAACAATAACATCACCTGACTCAACAAAGGTATCAGTACAAGCCACCTGTATGCCTCTTGTTTCAGAAAACTCAAATGCTTCCTTTTTAAGAACACAGATAGCACCCTTAGATAGAGTTTGTCCCTGTCCATCTTTAGTGAAGAATATGCGGTATTGGGTCTTATCGGGTATAACTACGGAGTCAAACGATCCAGCATCACTGATGTTTTCATCAAATACAGTTTGGATGTTCTTACTAATAGTACCCAGTTCAGTATCACCAATACGTGCAGTCGCAGCAACAGTACGTAGTCCATCAGGACCAAGAAAGATTAAGTCACCTGCAAATTCCTGTACGGTAAAGCTGTTAATGCATCCAATGTTTCTAGTAACAGGTTGTACAGAAAAGTCAGAAGAACTAGAACCAGTAAGTTTAAATATCCTACTTTCACAAAAGATAAACAAGCTATCACGGAAAACCTTTAGTGCAACTACAGTATCATCAACTTTAATACTACCTGAACCTTGACCACTATTAAACCCATCTTCATCAAACGGCTCACTAAATACTACCTCTTGTGGTGTAGTAGACTTACCACCATAAAACATATGATTTCTATATGCAGCTACAACAGTAGCACCTGCTACACTACTATCACTAACATCTGCTGCTGACATAGAAGTGTTAAATATTACAGGAGCATTAACCCCATCTACACAAACAATCTTTTCGTTACCATCAAAGTTATATCTTTCAAAGTGGTACTTTGCAGCACTGGTTCTGCCTGTGTCTCTAACAGTCCAGCTTTCTGATACTATATCAAGTTTAGCATGTGCTGCTGCAGTAGAAGATACAGCCCTAGTTACGCCTGTAAAAGTAGTAGATGTTTTACCTGTGTAAGTAAATATCTCTGAGTTAATCTGTAATGTGCCACTAGAAGAAAAACCTAATGTAGATGGTACAGTAATAGTACCTGATCCTGTCATGCTTGTATCTGCTGCAATAGCAATAGATAATTCAGCAGAAGCAGAACTAAATATCTTTTCACCTCTGGCTGCTAATACTTTATTGTCAAAGTTAGCAATCATTAGTAGTGATTCAGAGCTAGAACTAGTGTGAGGTACAACAGCATTTACGTATTTACGAAAACCACTAATACGTCTGTAGCCACCTGAAATGTCAGGCTCAAAGTTTTCTAGTTGTAGCGCCTCTCCTGGCTGCATAATAAAGTTAGAACGGTTAAGAACTAAACCACCCTCACAGTTAAATGCTACTGGTTGTGTACGTGATACGTCAGGCATTAAGTAATAACTCCTGACATAAAGTTAGAAGAACCTCTGGGGCTAGAGATAACAGTAGACCTAACGTACTCATATTTATTAATTAACAAACGTTGCATATTCTTAATACCCTGCTCAAATCTAGCAAAGTTTAATTGATACTGTTGCATTTCACCACGATACTGATATACAAAAGCAGAAGCACCATCTACAATTACAGGTGCAAACCTTTCAGGTATAGTAGTAGTATCTCCATGTGCAGAAAGATTAGCAGGAAATGTATAGTAATCAAATGTTAAA